CTCTCTCATCTTTGATTCCATAAGCTTCATGTTGGTTTGTATTTCAAGTAACTGCATTTCTCGTTGTTTTTGCTCTGCTTGTTGTTGTTTCTCAGATGTAACCTGCATAGACTCAAGAATATCTTTCTTATTCTCAACAGTAATATTCTTCATAATGGCATCATCAGGGATAGGGATACCCATCTCTTTAAGATGTAACATTTGAGAGAATGCCATCTGTTTTTGTGTAGCTGTATCTATACCGTCTTCAATAACACAGTCATACTTACCAAAGTTCTTATTATAAAACTCTTGTGTAGGCTCTTCAGCAAGGATTCTCTTTATCTTTCCATGCGTAAAGTTATTCTGTATTATCTCAACAAGTAAACTACCAAGTAATTTTTGTGAGCGATCAAGACTGTCAAACAGACCTTGCAGTGTAGTAAGTCCTGCAGACTGTCTTAGCATCGATAAAATACCAGCCTTGTCATCAACAGCAGAGCCTAAAAGCTCTTCATTAACACCAGATATTTGTTGTAGCTCTTGAGATAATACGTCTGAAAGCTGTAGCATTGATGGTGATACTTGTGGCGGAATAATTTGTTGAACATCTGACATCTGTGCCGTGCTTTTAATAGCAACCGCTCTTCCTTGGCCTGTCATAAATGCTTCATCAGGATCCACCAAAGCATCTTCTTTATAGATAAGTCCTGTTGTTGGTACAGACTCAAGCATATCAAGCTGATTTAAACGTGTTCTATTGTAAAGATATTGTGGATCTCTTAGACCACGAACCATACCCTGTATACGTGATGACATGCCTGGTAAGTCTGGGCGGAAATATCCAAAAACGGGAATAAATGGGTATTTATCTGATAAAGTCTCACCGTTATAAAATACTTTTCCTTGAACAACGATAGCGAGTGACACAGTAGGTATAGTCTGATCGTTAACGACTACCTGTGGAAATCTACGCAAGAACTCTTTAAGTCTATCTTCATCATTGGAACGCCATTCCATGACCTCGCCTGTTTGTGTGTCTACTAAACAGCGTTGTTTTCTGTAAGATCTGTAGTAATACTCATCATACGCTAATAAGTTATTAGACATAGAGCTACGTACTTCAGGCATAAACATAAACTTTTCATCAGCAAGAGTGCCATCAGCCGTTAACCCAAGTATGTCTTCTTTATGATCAGGTAAAAGTGATACACATTGTCCATGCGTTAGATACGTTCTCTTCCAGACGGCATTGCAGTCACTTAAATCAGCTTTCTTAAAGAAGGGATCTATCAAGAAGGTGTTGTATGGACAGTTATCTATCTTAAGGTCACCGTTTATAGGATCATGCGTGTAATCAACCCAGACTTGTAACATGTTCATGCCAGATATTAAAGCACCTTGGAAGGCATCAGATATCGTGTTTAAGACATGTTCTTGCTTGTTAACCCATAAGAGTGTCTTAGTGAGTTGTCCTGCTGTCTCATCGTCTCCGTTCTCAATAGGAGTAACCGTAAAACTTTTTCTATTCTGTCTCTGATGGCCTGAGACCATATTTACTATACGAGTTATTCTATTGAAGCCGAATATCTGACGTTTATTTATTGGTGCATTATAAAGCTCGCTATAGACCTGCTGATCTCCAGATTCAAAGCGTGCATCAAGAGATGCTTCTGCCATATATGCTTGATTCTCACCAACAGAACGGATATAAAACTCTTCCATGCTTCCAAGGATTTCACGATCCTTTGGCTGCGTGGATGTGTATTTTGGAAACAATGCCATCGTTACAATTCCTTAGGTTTAAGTATCTAAATCATAGATAGTTTAGAAGCTAAACATAAAGAGGCAAAATATAAGCAGCTTTTATGATAAAAGTATTCCAGCTATTGAGCAGTACTCTAATGCATCAACCTTGCTTCCTCCAATAGAAGTAAGCGCAAGCTTAACTGGATCTCCAGCACTTAGTTTCAATATAAAAGAACCGTTCGTGACTATAAAGCCATTAGTTCCATAAAACCCTGTGCATCTTCTTCTAGTAGGACCACCAAAGCCAGCATAATGATTAAAGCCAGAAACTTCAAAGTGCCAACCAAATTCATATCCGCCAGTCGAACCTATATCCACAGAAACATCTGCCTCAATCATATATACACCTGAAATAGGCGCTGTAAACACTGCTGAACTCCCTGATCCATTACCAGGATAGAAATTATTACCTATATCATACGACACAGTCATAGCAACAGCAGATCCTGCATAATGAATCGTACCATCGCCAGTTACATTGTTCTCATTATGAAGAAAGGCTCTAAATGCTGGGTTTCTTGGCTTTGTAATCTCTCCGTCAGTAGATATAAGTATATCTGTTGCAGAACCAAGAGCTTGTGTGTTGTCAACAACAACAACGCTTTGTGTTGCACCAGCAGATACACCATATATATCATTTACATTAACAGTTACCGTGCTTCCAGCAGACTCAGTGTTAAGGTTCTGTCCACCAGCAATAGTTAATACGCTTGCGGAAGGAACAGCACTATTAGCATCATCTGTTAAATATGAAGACGCTATAAAGTCACCAACATCAATTGTAACCAAATCATTAGTATCACCAGTAGTAACTATATTTCCAGCTATACCCTCAAATTGAATAGCTCCAGCTACAGAAGTAGCAGTGTTAACATCACAATCAAATGTTATATCACCACCTGCTCCACCAGCAGATATAGTTATAACTCCATTGTCACTAACTATGTTTACGCCAGCACCTTCAGTAATAGTATTCCATTCTGCAATACCTGTTGCTGTATTAGTTATAAGTATCTCGCCAGGACTAGTTCCTTGATCAAGGTTAACAGTAAGTGTGTTAGCTGCTGAAGTAGTGTTTATATTTATACCACCACCAAGCGTTATTCCATGCGTTGCTCCTGGAAGAACAACATTTGCAGCGTCATCTATAAGATTGGTCATAGCGCCTGCTGTTCCATGGCCGAACTTAATCCATGTAGCAACACCAGCATCTTTAAGTACAAGCTTCCATACATCAAGCGTTAAGCGATTCTCCCATTCATCACCAAGGTACCATCCATTATAGTCTTTAACAGTTGGATCTTTTTCAAACGTAACATAGTTTGTCGGAGACATTGGCTCTACGCCCATATAGGATAGTCCATTATGTCCCGTACGACCCTGTTGTTTTCGTTTTTTTGGCCCGTCTGGCATATGAAAAGGCATCTTTTCTCCAATACTTTAATTTCTTTAATCTTTATCTTGTGTATTACTCTCTGGAGTGTCGCACTCAGGAGTGTCTGGAGATAAATCTATATCAAATCCAGTCTTATCAAAAATAATCTTTTCAGCTGACTCTTCAATAATATTATCTGTCTTAAGATATCTTCTCGATCCAATACCAAAAAACAATGCTAATCCAAGTGTTATAGCCCATATAATAGGTGACATATCTAACTCCTTACTACGTAATCAAGAACATCATCTAACTCAACTATATCTTCAACTCTATACTCCAAGAACTCAACTTTAGGCTTTCTTGTATACCTATAGAGTCCATAATACGCAGTACAAAACAAGATACAAAAACAAAACAATGCAAGAATCTTTTTCATAGTTGTTCTGCTTCTAGGTCGCGAGCTTTTCTATTCTTATATTCAGGCCTTGCGAAAATAAGCTCTGCTAACGCATCCTTATCTGTTGGGATACTTTCTACTCCAGCCTTGGCTAGCTTTGGTTCCCATTCAGCTTTGAGGCGTTTAAAACATTGTTCGTACTTGTGCAAAGGAAAATATTTTATACGACGCTTCATATCCTCTTCAAAGATATCTGAATTAATATCGTTCTTAATAACGTTCTTTTGAGTTTCACTTAATGTGAATAACTCTTTATCATCTACTGAAATTTTCATAAATTACCCTTTATTAACAAAGTAAAAAAATGTTTAAAAATGTAGTAATACCTGCTCCACCATCTACCGCGGCAGTATTTCCAGCACCATTAGACAATGTTATAGTTGTTGTTGCTGTATCTGTAGCATCCATATCCGCTATAGCTGTTGCAGCAAATGAAATATTTAAAGCAGTATCCATAGCAGCACCAGGGTTAATATAACTTGTAGTATACGTTCTATTTGAAGTAACAATCTGGATACTTCCTGTAGTCATCGCAGCTGTTACATCATCGGTCCTCATTTCAACGTGTATATAATATCTACCAGTAACTGGTGCGGTAAACGTACCATTTGTGTTAAAATCACCACTCTGATCAAATATCTCTGTTAAAGCTGTCGTGCTGCCAAGTGTCCATGTAGCACCATTTCCAGTTACATTATTATCATCACTTGGTAAATATGCTAAAACAGCAGGCTGCAAAGGCATTATTCTTTCACCGGCAGCGCTCATAATAAATGTATCGTTAGCTCCTAAAGCATTACCTTGTGATATTTTAAATGAGTCAGCTGCGTCATCATCAACACCAATGCGAAACTCTGGAGTGCCATTTATACTATATTGAGTATATGAATCTCCTGATGCGCCTGGGTCAATAGTAAAAGCTGTTGATGCAAATGGATTACTTGTATGATTTATACTATTCTGAGTTCCCATATTTTATTCCTACACATTTAATATGCTAAGTAATTAAACAGCCACAAAAATACGTTACTGGGTGCGTTGCTTGACCTATGGCATCTGCTGTATTTCCAGCTCCTTCTGCCATATTAATTTTAAAATATACCGTATCAGCTGCATCCATATCGGCAATAACTTCACCTTTAAAAGAAAACACATTAGACGCATCTCTTAACACGGCACCATTTATAGAATTAAGAAAATAATTTCTGTTGGATGACTCAAAAACAATTCTATCATTAGTCATGGCAGCAGTAATGTCACCCATCTTTATTGCACCACACAGCAGATATCGACCCGTTCGTGGGGCGGTGAACGTGCCGTTTGTGTTAAAGTCACCACCTTGATCGAATACTTCTGTTAAAGCTGTTGTTGTTCCAAGCCTCCAATACGCACCACCACCAGTAACATTATTAACAGTAGAACCAAGATAAGCAAAAAACGCAGGCTGTAAAGGCATTGTCCTTGCGCCTAATTCACTCATAACAAATGTATCATTAGTTCCCAATGCTGAACCTTGTGAGATTCGAAAAGAGTCATCTGTGTCATCTACACCAATCCGAAACTCGCCAGTTGTATTGATATCAAATTGAGTGTAAGAATCACCCGCCGCACCCGGATCAATAGTAACAGCTGAAGAAGCAATCACCTTACAATCGTTATTTACATTATTCTGCGTTGCCATATCTATCTCCTAAACTACGGTTATGTTGCCTGAGCGGATGTTTATTTGAAAATCAGTATCTGCAACACGGCATACTATTTCTATCCAATCACCATCATCAGTCGACGTCAAACTTCCACCAACACCAGTTGTAGTATTTGTATTACCAACATAACATGTTTGGCCTGCATTTTGCGCTAATGACCAACTTTTGTCTGCATACATTTGCGCTATTTGCATCGTATCTCCTACTGCTGCAGTTGAAGGTAGCGTAAAGGCCAATGCCCCATTATAATTTGCAAAATAAGCCTCACTAACTGCCATTGCTTTTGTGGAACCTGTTTCAACTGACCATGTGATTCCTCCACCTCCTGAAGCATCTTGAAATGTGGGTAAAGCTCCGGCACCATTAGAAGTTAATACTTGAGCAGCAGTACCAACACTTGCAACTGGCTGGAATGCTCCTGTTGCAGTAGTTCCTCCACATAAAACAGCGTACGCAGTCGTTGTTGCAATTCCAGTACCACCGTGATCAACGGGGACTATTGTTGTTCCACCTAGCTTATGAGCATTATCAACTGTAGCTATTTTATACGTAGCACCAACTGTTGTGCCGTAAATACCAGCTATATAACAGGTATCTTGTTCGCCAACACCAGACCCCTGCGACCCAATACGTATTTTGTTTGATTCGCCAACTACTCCAGTGCCAGCAGTAAGTCCAGAAATAACAATATTAGAAGATTCATTACTCGTATAAAGTTTACCTGCTGCACCACCAAGCAGAACATTGTTATATCCTGTAAGAAGATTTGTCCCTGCTTGCCAACCAATACCAAGATTGTAATCTGTAGTTGTAAGCTGTCCCAATGCAAACTGTCCATTTCCGACATTCTTGTCGCCACTTGTAATTAACGATCCAGCTGAATCACCAAACATGCTATTAGAGCCACCAGTTGTTAATGCTGATAAGTTTCCATTTGCACCAATACCCGTATTCGCAACCCCAGTTAATGTGAAGTTACCACAACCAGAACCTATAAATGTGCTTCTAGACCCATATGAATGCGCAAACCTAGTGCCATTAATCTGTACTTGGCCATCTGTTGCTGATGTAGTTGGTAACAACAAGCTTCCAGAGGTTGCCGTTATATTGCCCGTAGTAGCAGTTAGTCCAGTTCCAGCAGTAACCGTCCCTGTATAACTAGGCGAGCCTTCCCATGTAGCAGTAACACCAGTATTAGCCATAAGGCCTTCGCCAGTTAGGCCACCAGCTGGTAATCCTCCTGAAGCGTCTTGGAATGTTGGTAGTGCACCTGCGCCATTGGAAGTTAATACTTGATCAGCTGTACCAACACCAGCAATAGGCTGAAATGGATTAGTCGCACTAGTTCCACCACATAAAACAGCGTACGCAGTCGTTGTTGCAAAACCTGTTCCACCATTAGCAACCGGCAGTGTACCCGTTACACCATTAGCCATATTAACTTGATTCCATGCGGGATTGTTAGAAGCACCCGTATTGGCAAGATATCTCGTCGCTGTTGCATCTTTTGCAAGTGAAGCGATTGTGTTATCAGATGATGAATAAAGTACGTCTCCTTGCGTTGTTGTTGCCGGCCATGTAGTAGTAGACCATGCTGGGTTAGCAGCAGCGCCACCAGACTGTAGCATCTGTGTAGCTGTTCCTGTTGCAAGGCTGTCTAAACTTCCAGTAGCATCACCAACTTGAATGGAGTATTGTGTGCAACCTGTCAGGTCAAAACTTGCAGTGCCACCCAAAGAAACAGGACTTCCAGTAACAGTAATGTTATTTCCATTGCTTAAAGTGACACTAGAGTTTGTTAAAGCTGCATTTGGTACTGATCCCCAACTTGGATCTACACCTGTGTTTCCCAAAAGAACTTGATTGTCAGCACCTACAGCTATTTCGTTAATAGCGCTAGAACCATCACCAACTACAAGCGAATGTGCTGTTATAGAGCCAACACCAGTTCCACCTGAGCCAACTGGTAGATATCCAGTAACTTCATTCGTAAGATCTACTGCTCCCCATGTTGGATCGCCCGCGGCATTGCCATGAAGAACCTGCGTACTTAAACCGAGTCCTAAAGACGTTAAGCTTCCAGTAGCATTACCAACTTGTAAGGCATGATCAGTAGTTCCATTTAAATCTATAGTAAGCGTCCCACCTATAGCAGCTGACGTGTATATATTAGCACCACCTGCAACAACCAAGACTCCAAGCGCAGGCACAGCACTATTTAAATCATCTGCAAGGTATGAAGTAGCGACAGCACCAACGGTTTCTAAGTTAAGAGTGTTAGCACCTGTCGTAAACGCTATCGTTCCACCTGTGGATGTTAATGTACCAAATGCAGGATCTGCCGCTGTAGCCCCAATAAGCACCTGCCCATTGGTTCCTACGGCTATAGATTCTATGCCGCCTGTGTTATCGCCGATCTGGACGGAGTTTTCAGTAGTTCCTGTAATGGCTATAGAAATTGTATTAGTAAGAGCTGTTCCTACAGTAGAGATATCATTACCACCTTCAAGATTAATCTCACCCGCTAGATTTGCAGTAACATCATCACCTGTATCAGGTATAACTTTTCTTATCTCATCTACTAAGGCGTTTGCATTACATCCAAGATAACTCATAGTAAACTCCTAAAGGCCTGTATCGCCATAAAGTACTGTTAATGAAGCAAACCCAGACGTAGGAG